GGATTGAAGCAACACCTGTACCTGAGACAGTACTGTATGATATTTCAGCAACTGCTGCTACCGGTGGTGCAAATATTCATCTTAACGGATCTAATGATGACAGTGACGATGTAAAGATTGCATCTGGTACAAACATCACAGTTACAAGAACTGATGTTAATACCATTACATTAAGTTCCACAAGCTACACAGGCGATGTTACTGGTAACTTGACTGGCAATGTCACTGGCAATGTCACTGGTAATGCTGGATCAGTTACCAACGGTGTTTACACTAATGGGTCATATGCAAATCCTACATGGCTCACTAGTTTAGCTGGTAGTAAAGTAAGTGGTAATATCAGTGGCAATGCTGGATCAGTTACTAACGGTGTTTATACTACAGGTGATCAAACTATTGGTGGTACTAAGACATTTAGCAATACAATCAGTGGAAGTATAACCGGCAATGCTGGATCAGTTACTAATGGAGTTTATACAACTTCAAGTGTTAATGCACTAGCAGATGTTGATACTGTAACTGCTACTCCTACTATAGGCCAAGCATTAGTATGGAACGGAACTAATTGGGTTCCTGGTTCAGTGGCGGTTGAGTCCGGAAATAACAATTTTAATTTCGGCGGTTTTAATAAAGTATTTACAGACCCTATCAGTTATCTGTTAGATAAGACAGGAATAGATATGGGCACATTCGCATTACCTGCGGAAGAATCAGTAGATTTAGGAACATTTTAAAGGTTTAGGAGAATACAATGGCATTACAGATTAGACGAGGCTTACAAGCAGATTTACCAGCAAGTCCTGCAGACGGTGAATTACTATACGCCACTGACACTAACAAATTATACGTAGGCGATGGCGGCACAGCGCAAGAAATTTCAGGCGGAACTGGTGGAGGGTTAGCCAACGTTGTTGAAGACATAACGCCACAATTAGGTGGTGATTTAGATATCAACGGTAAAAAAATTGTTAGCACAGGTAATAGTAACATCGAACTAGATCCTGCTGGCACTGGTAACGTTATACTACACGGAAACCTAACCATTGACAGTCTAGGAAATATTACTAAAACTGGAAATTTAAATTTCTCTCCGAGTGGACTCACTACTATAGGTAGCAATGGTACATTAATTGATGGTAATTTAGCTATTACTAGAAATACATATTCAAGCACATCTGGTCAGGGTTTTATATTTTCACAACACCACGAGACTGCTGATTCTGTAAATTTTACCTTTTATAGAACTAGAGGCACTGGAGTTGTTCCAACTACTGTACAAAACGGTGATGACCTTATTGATATTAACTTTATCGGACAAACCTCTACCCAAGCTGCTGTAGCAGCATCTATTAGTGTTACAGTCGACGGTGTTCCAAGTTCAACTCGTGTGCCTGGTAAAATTACATTTGCTACTGATAACGGTACAGCGCAAGCGATTCGAGCAGAGTTATCATCCGCAGGTATATGGAAGGTTAATAACCTGCAAAATTTATCCGGTGATGATCTAACACTAACAGCTACCAATGTTAAGATTATAGGCGACGTACAGATCAATGCTCGGGGCGATCTACGATTTGCAGATGCAGACAGTACAAATTGGGTTGCGCTCCAAGCACCGGGTACAATTCTTAATAATGTAACTTGGACTTTGCCGGCAACTGATGGTGCAAGTGGTGAAGTATTATCAACTAACGGAAGCGGAATACTAGCATGGGCTGCTGTCGGCGGTGGTGCATTAGGTACTAGAGCAAGTGTTGCAGGAACTTCAGCATCGTTAGCCAACGGTGCATCTGGTGATATAGATATTACTGGATTCAAAGGATACGTGCTTTATAAAATTCAAACTAGTGTTGCTTCATGGGTAAGATTATATACCGACTCTGCAAGTAGGACTGCTGATAACAGTAGATCGGAAGGCGTAGATCCTGCGCCGGGAGCAGGGGTTATTGCTGAAATTATTACTACTGGCGCTAGTACAATTTTAATTAGTCCGGGAGCATTTGGATTTAATAATGAAAGTTCTCCAACTAATAACATTCCTGTTCGGGTAACTAATAAATCAGGTGCTACTACAGACGTTACTGTAACACTTGTTGTTGTACAACTAGAGGCATAATATGTCTATATCAGATTACATTAAAAGAAAAGAATATGTTGTAACTGTTAATAACTTTGAAGATTTAGATAGCATATATGCTGATTTAGAAACTGAAGGTAAAAGTCCTCCTAATATAGATTTACTAAGAAGTGTAGAATGCCTACATAGAAGATCTACAAGTAGAAATACTCACTATTTTCTAACTGATTTAGAAGTAGAAGAATTAAGAAAAGACCCACGAATTAAAACTATTTCAATCGCTCCTCACTATTTAGGTATCCGAGCAGGCACAACTGCGGTTGAGCAAACTAGCGCAGCATGGGACAAATCAACTGGCACTAGCGGATCAATGAAGAACTGGGGGTTATTGAGATGTACTGAAGGAGTGCAACGTTCAGGATGGGGCGGTGCTGGGTACTCAGGCGGCGGAACAGGTACTGCTGCGCAAACTGGAACTATTACTCTAACTGAAACTGGTAAGAATGTTGACGTGGTTATTTGCGACCTTAATGGCATTGTATGGAATCATCCAGATTTTGAAGTAAACGCAGACGGTACTGGTGGTACTAGGGCTGTGCAATATAACTGGTATCAACATAGTGCCGAAGTAGGCAATGGTGCCAACAGTACTTACACATATGGTGTTGGTGACCATTCGACACACGTTGCTGGAACTGTTGCAGGCAATACACAAGGTTGGGCACGTGATGCTAACATTTACAACCTATACTACGACACTGGTAATCCTGGAAACTTTAGTTATGTGTTTGATTACATTAGAGCATTCCACAGAAATAAAGCAGTTAACACTAGTACGGGAAGAAAAAATCCCACTATTGTTAACAACAGTTGGGGACAAAGTATTTTCCCTAGTGAATGGGCATTAACAGATATCACTGCTGTAACTTATAGAGGAACTAGGTATACTCCCGGGTTTCCAGTAACCTATACCGGATTCAGCGGAGTCTGTACTTCTAATACAAGACTAGCAACATTAGCCGGATTTGAAAATTTTGGTAATAGAATAACAACCACTGGACCATATGTACCTCCAGGCGGTGCTATCTTATCAAAACCTATATCATGGACGCAAACTGGGGAGCAAGCATATCTTACAGAACTTCTTCAGCCAGATCCGTCCTATACTATTACAGTACAAGGCCCAGCTGATTTAGATTTAATTAATAACGTTGCAATGGATGCTGTCTCGGGTACAATGTCGTTGAGCAGTTCAATTGTTATCACTCAGGGCGTAACCCCTGTAGAAACATATACACAGGATGCAGGATCAACAAGCAATGGTGGTACATTAGAAACTGATATTCGCCAAACTATTACCGTACCAGATGCAGCAGTGTATACTATCACATTTAATAATACTATCGATATTAGTGGTGCTGGTTCAGTATTATTTGCATCGGCATTAAGTTTAACAGTAGTAACAGAAACGACACCAGCTGCGGCATCTGTTAGTAGCATAACCAATACACTATCTACCCCAACAGGATGGGCGTCGTCTACTGGCCCAACAACTGGTAATAATGATGACGGATTTTGGACATTGGCATTACCGTTTAATATATCCTTCTTAGGAACCACCTATAGCACAATCTATGTAGGTACTAATCATTATCTAACGTTCGGAGGAGGTTCTACAGTATATTCAACTGTTAATCAAAGTTCTCCTAATCTTCCTAAGATCATGTGGAGTGCTGCTGACAATAGTGTACAAAGAATTTATTACACTACACAAGGTACTGCCGGAAGCAGAACATTCAATGTAAGAATAGAAGGTGCTGCAGGTACTTCAGGAGTATTAGGATCACCAACTATGGTTTGTGAATACATATTCTATGAAGCTACCCCGAGTCAAATTGATTTACAAGTAGGCACAAATGCCAGAAAGACAACGGGACAATTTAGTACTGAACAACTGAATACGTGGGGATTTATTAGTGGACAGCGTATTCCTGCTAGAGTTGCAGGTGCTGATGCTGACATCGAAGATGCTTATGCAGAAGGCATTATTATGGTAGGTGCTGCTGGCAATGGACGTTGGAAACATGATGTGCCGGGCGGTGCTGATTGGAACAATACTTTTGAGATGGCTAATAGATATCCAGCCAGTGTATCACAACCGTACTATTACATGAGGGGAACTAGTCCCACTGCTAATGATAATTCCACAACAGGTCAGTTTGAACTGCCGGCAATTTGTGTAGGATCAATTGACTCTGTATCTATAGACCAGAAAGTAATATACAGCGATTGTGGTCCGGGAGTAGATTTGTATGCACCAGGCACACATATTATCAGTGCATTGCCTAGCGGTGTTAGTGATCCTAGAGAGCCAGGTTATTATTTAGGAAAGTATAGCGGAACTAGCATGGCAAGTCCACAAGTGTGTGGAGTACTGGCCTGTGCATTAGAAACATATCCTCATATGAATCAGGTACAGGCTAAGGCTTATATATTAGGTCATGCAAAAGCTGGACAAATAACAGCTAATTCAAACGGACCCACTGACGGACAAGACCTACAAGGTTCTGCTAATTTATTTTTATATTATAATAAAGAGCGACCATCAGCAGGAAATACATTTCCAAAACTTAACTACCAACCTAGACCCACTAGTGGAGCAGTTTATCCTAGAAGAAGAATTAGAAGGACTCTGTAATGGCACTAACCGTGTGGACCCAAAGATCTGGTTATAGATTTAGTACTATACAAGAAAGAAGTATAGTTGATCTACAGTTGCCTACCGCTGGAGATGTAGTAACAACATTACCAATCACTAATGCTGGTACTGGTTATCCTACCAACGGTGGGAGTGCGGCGATTAGCGGCGGGACCGGCACTGGCATGGTGGTACAATATGCCTGCGTTAATAATCAAGTAATTGCTATTAGTTTTAACATTCCGGGTGTAGGTTATCGTGACGGTGATGTCCTTACAATACTTGCTGGCAATAGCAATTGTCAATTTACTCTTAATATAGATTTTGTAGTTACATACTCAGTTATTTCTGGAAAACTTCCTCCCGGATTAAGAATTGTTAACAATACTATTCAAGGATCGCCTTTTGAGGTTCCCCGTACAACCGATTTTGAGTTTGTTATCAGGGCAACTAACGGAACACAAATTTCCGACAGAACATTCTTCTGGACCGTAGAAGGTGCCGACGAGCCTACATGGTCCACACCTGAAGGCTCGTTATCTATTGGTACTAACAATCAATATTATATTTTAGACAGTTCTTATGTAGACTTTTCATTAGTTGCTAATGACTTTGATACTGCCGCTGGACAAACATTAAAATATTTCCAACCTAAGAATGGAGGAGATTTGCCTCCAGGACTTATCTTAACAGGTGACGGTAGACTAGTTGGTTGGATACAACCTGCATTGGCTATTCCTGAAGCTGTTGGTAATGGTGCGTACGATACTGCGGTATATGATACTGTAGCATATGACTTTGGGTACCGACCAACTAACGGATATGACAGTTACGTGTATGACAGCGTTGATTTTGATTTCTCTGTAAACTCTCTAGTTCCCAAGAAACTTAATAGGTACTACGAATTTTTAGTAACAGTCACTGATGGTGATACTAGTTCAACTAGAAAGTTTAAAGTATTTGTAGTCGGCGATGACTACTTTAGAGCAGATACCGTAGCAATAGGGTCAGGTAATGGTGTGTTCACAGTTGACACAACCTATGTAAGAGCACCTATTTGGGTTACACCTAGCAACTTAGGTGTTAAGAGAGCCAACAACTATCTAACATTTAAATTAGACACATACGAAGCGTTAGAGCTAGGACCAATTGTTTATTCATTAGATACAGTAAATCCAATCACTGACGGATATGCATACACATCGTTAACTACAGAAAATAAAATTGGACGTAATAAATTACGCATTAAAAATACTGTAGGAACTCCGGTAGCAGGCAATAATTTGTGCTTACGAGATTATGTGACTAATGCATCTGATACTACTTACAATATTGTTAATGTGCAAACAATTTCATCAACTGAATATATACTTACAGTATTCCCAGTATTAGAGATTGAGGTAGGCAATAATAAATTTTTACAAATAGGTACAGCTAGTGCTATTCCTCCAGGAATGCAATTTGATCAAGGTACTGGAGAAATATTTGGCGTTGTTCCATATCAGCCAGCTATTACTAAAAGTTATACATTTACTGTAACTGCTACTAGATTAAGTGATCGAGGAGAAGTTGCCAATGCTAAACGTACATTTAATGTACAGATACTAGGAGAGATTGATAGTGTAATGACTTGGACAAGTCCTGCTAACCTAGGCAGTATTGGTGCTAACTTTGTTAGTAGCTTGTCTATAAGTGCTACTAGTACTGTAACAGACTCAGCAATATTGTATGTATTAGAATCTGGATCATTGCCTCCTGGGCTATCACTAGCCCTCGATGGCGAGATTGTGGGCAAAGTTACACAGTTCGGAACTGTAAACAACCCCGGCATGCTTACACTAGACGGAAGCGATTTAACATTTGACGACAATACAACCACTATTGATAAGTCGTATACATTTACTGTACAAGCTAGAGATATTCTCAGCTATAGTGCAATATCAAGAACATTTACCTTAGGTATTGATACACCTAATGATAGATTGTACAGTAACTTAACTGTTAGACCTTTTTTAAAGCAAACACAACGAGATCTGTTTAGATCATTTATTACAGATTCTAATATATTTGCAGCCAGCTCAATCTATAGACCAAGCGATCCTAGTTTTGGAATTCAAAGCGATCTTAAAATGCTAGTGTTTGCAGGGATCGAAACTAAGTCAGCAGCCGAGGTTGTAAGTGCGTTGGGACGCAATCATAAAACTAAGAAGTTTAAATTAGGCAATATCAAAAAAGCCAAAGCAAAGCTAGAAGGTACTAATACTGTTGTATACGAAGTTATATACGTAGATGTTATTGATCCTTTAGAAATAGGAAAAGTCGCACTCCCTTCTATAATCTCGACATCGAATAGTAATAGATTAATAACAGTTGATCAGAACAACGAATTTTATGTAGGACCGTTTAACGAAGATAACCAATTCTGGGGCCGGCCTGATCCATTTAGTGTGTCTATTGATAGTAATGCAGTATATGCCGGTGATCCAGAAACAAATATTCGATTTCCTGCTAGTATATCACTATGGCGTGATCGGATTAAATCAATTGGTTTAAAGGAACGCCAATACTTACCATTATGGATGCGTACTATACAAGACGGTGAAGTACAAGAATTAGATTATGTTAAAGCTATTCCGCTTTGCTATTGCAAGCCCGGAATGGCTGATGATATTTTATTAAACATTAAAAATCGAGCATTTGATTTTGCACAATTAGACTATGTAATTGACAGATACATAATAGATTCTGTCACCGGCTATTCCGCCGATAAATACATCGTATTTAAAAACGATAGGACCACTATAACATGACAACCACAGCAGACATTGCCAGCGCACTAGCAGCAACAACCGCAATTGATCCAGACTTTCCAGTTGCGGGTCAAGATAATAACAGCCAAGGATTTAGAGATAACTTTAGTTATATTCAAACTGGCTTGGATAAAACTGTATCTGTAATCACTACTTTAAACAACGATACTGCTAAGACTAGCGAAGACAACGACTTTAACGGTGTTAAAATTGCCAATGCCGAAACTAACATGCTATATGGCACAGTACTCGGAGCCGGATCAGTCAGTGCCCCGCAGTTTATCGATGTTAGAGATGCAGAATATTTTAGCTTTACATTTGGTGCTAACATTACATTAACATTCTCAAATTGGCCGGTTAGTGATCGTTTTGCCAAAGTTAGAGTTGACGTTAAAACTGACGGTACAGCTAGAACTGTTAATTTTGCCACAACCAGCGGAACTGTTATAACCGACGCAGCCACAACGTTACCCCTAACTATGACTACTGTTGCATCAGATCGTCATGTATTTGATGCATGGACTACTAACGGTGGCAATACTGTATTTGTAAAATATCTAGGATTGTTTAACTAATGCACCCTTTAGCAGAAGATTACAGTAAACTAAAAGATGCCGAAATTGAAGCTAGGATTTCTGACCTAGGTAAAAAGTATTGGCAAAGTTCCAATCCAGGTGTGCAAAATCAAATTAGCATGTTTTTGGATTTATACAGAGAAGAACTTAGAAGTCGACAAGCTAAACAGTGGCAACAACACCAAACTAAGAGTCCTGCTCTTGACAAACTGATTAATGTCAAGTAAAATGCTTAGATGCGTACAGACCATCTAAGCAATCCAATATTTCAAGAACAAGATATTTTTAACATGCTCTATCGAGGGCAATTAGAATATCTTGATCAAATTTTTACAGATCAAACTCCGGACATAATACAATTATTTAAAAATTCTGGTATTGTGCCTAAGCAATTAGATCCATATGACTCCCGAGAAATGTTCGATAAAACCAACCAATCAGATTGGTTTATTCCTGAAGACTATTATCCAAACTTAGTAGAAATGCTTTACGGAATGTGTACGACTAAAGAACAAACTGATAGGGTTTCAGAAGAATTAGAAGCTTTTATCGAACACAAGATGTTAGATCTATTGTTTTGCTTAAAATATATAGTAGATACACTTAGAGAAAATAATGTAGTATGGGGCGTGGGCAGGGGTAGTAGTGTAGCAAGTTATGTGTTATACTTGCTAGGAGTCCACAAAATCGACAGTATAAAATATAATTTAGACTGGCGTGAATTCTTGAGATAAGTAATATACCGTAAGGAGAATAATTATGGCAATGAAACCAGCAGCACCCAAAGTACACAGAAGTATGCAGGGCAAAGAAATTGATATCGACATGCTACGTGTCCGTAACGAAACTACTCTAGCAGTAGGTAATGCTAAAATGAATGCTCGTGGCGACGAACTAGGTCCAAATGGAAAAATTGTTCGTAAACGCGAAGAATCATCTGTAGAATATCATACAGACAGTTCAGAACTTAGAAAATAAGAGGCATAATGTCAGAGACTTTTAAAAATTCGGGCGTTAATATCAACGCCTGGAAAATATCAAAACTTAGACCAATCGCCGATGGTGTCATTGTTGTTGATATGAATTTTGGCGAACAAAAAACACAAAGCGGACTTATCATTCAAAGTGATAATGGCAAGACTCACGGCATCCATCCACGTTGGGCGCAAGTATATGCAGTAGGTAACGAACAGCAAGATGTCTCAGTAGGTCAATGGATTCTTATCGAGCATGGCCGTTGGACTCGTGGTATTAAGATCGAAGATGATGAGGGTGAGAAAATTGTTAGACGTATTGATACTACATGTATGATGATGGTATCTGATGAGCCACCACCGGACGATGTACTGTTAGGAAGGCCACTATAAATGACAAATCCTTTTAGAGACCAAGAAAAATTTATGCGAGCCAGCGACCAAACTGTTGGCGAACTAAATGCAGAGCAGTACAAACTGTATTTGTCCCTTATGGACGAAGAATGGAAAGAGCTTAAAGCAGCTCTTCTAATGGAAGACCGTGTGGAGCAGTTAGATGCTCTCTTAGACTTCATTGTTGTTACCATTGGTGCAATACACAGCGGGGGCTTTGACGGTGAAGGTGGGTGGAAAGAAGTCATTGGTACAAACCTAGCCAAGATCGATAAAGAAACTGGCAAGGTTCGTAAACGTGAGGACGGTAAGGTATTGAAACCCATAGGGTGGGTGCCGCCGGAGTTGGCTCCGTTTGTGAGCAAATAACTCAAAGGGTCTTGACAGACCCTTTCTTTTTCTCTATAATAATAGAAAAGGATATTGCAATGTGGAGAGTTAGATATTATATGGTCGGCGGAACAAGAGCAACAAAGTTGTTTCCCACGCTAACAGAAGCTACACATTTTGTAGTGTATAAAATCCGCACCTGCAATGTTTACGAATTTATAAAGGTCAAAGAATGAAAGAACTATGGGTAGAAAAATACCGTCCTGCAACAGTTGACGGTTATGTGTTTAGAGACAATCATCAACGAGAGCAAGTACAAAGCTGGATCAAGCAAGGTACTATTCCACACCTGTTGTTTAGCGGCAATGCAGGCATTGGCAAGACCACACTTGCTAAGATTTTGTTTAATGAACTTGTAATTCAAGACTTAGACATTTTAGAGATCAATGCGTCACGTACTAACTCAGTTGAAGACGTTCGTGACAAGATTGTAAACTTTGTACAGATGATTCCGTTTGGTGATTTTAAGGTAGTACTACTAGATGAAGCAGATTATTTGTCTCCTAATGCACAAGCAGCCTTACGTGGAGTCATGGAAGAATACCATACGACCGCTCGCTTTATTCTTACTTGCAACTATCCTAATAGGATTATCCCTGCTCTCCACAGTCGTTGTCAAGGCTTCCACATTGAACGAGTTGACGTTAATGAATTTACTGCTCGTGTGGCTACTATTCTCGTTGAAGAGAACGTAGAGTTTGATCTTGACACATTGGACACGTTTGTTAAAGCTACGTACCCAGACCTGCGTAAGTGTATTAATACTGTCCAAATGAACAGCTTAGAAGGCAAGCTACATACTCCAGAGAAAGGTGACACCGGTGAAGCTGACTATAAGATTGAAATGGTTGAGTTATTTAAGAAAGGCAAGATTAGTGAAGCACGTAAGCTAGTCTGTGGACAAGCTCGTCCAGAAGAGATGGAGGAAATCTATCGCTGGTTGTATGATAATGTTGCTATCTTTGGTGAGGAAGCTCTACAAGAGAAAGCTATCCTTATTATCAAGCAAGGGCTAGTGGATCATACGTTAGTTAGTGATCCAGAAATCAATCTTGCTGCCACACTGATTAGATTAAGCCATCTATGAAAGAAAAGTTTGTAACTGCCTACATGGATGTTGCAGAACGATTTGCTGAACTTAGCTCAGCACGTAGACTTCACGTGGGTGCTATTGTAGTCAAGGATGATCGTATTATTAGTATCGGCTACAATGGTATGC